GTTGATGATAGTGTTAGCACATTAACACCAACTCCACAATATGTTGATAACGATGTAGATATATTAGGTTCTCCGATATTAAAAGATGTTATAGAAGAAACTATACCAGATGGTGTAATTGATGAAGAAATGGAAAATATTCTGCCTGATTTCATATCACAATTAGAAATGGGTGGAACAAAGTGTGAATAAAAATCAAAAAACAATAAAACAAATATTTATATAGAAAGGAAAACATTACAACGATGAATACTGATAAATTAGTAAAAGCAATACAAATAATAGTTAAGGAGGAAATCAAAGTGATTCTTCCTACACTAGTTAAAGAAGGTGTAAAGAAAGAAATGGCAAAGTTGTTAAAAGAAAACAAACAACTTAAAAAGGCTATTACACCAAAACAACCTACATTTATGGATGAGGTGGTTTCTGAAAAACCTATACAAACAGAAAGAGTTTTAAGTAACAACCCTGTGTTGAATAAGGTACTACAACAAACACAACCACTTAGTTTAAGTGAAAATACAAATAAAAGCGTATTAGATAGACAACCACCTGCTTATGCTGGTGCACCAACTGAAGTTTCTGAAAGAACAATGGAGTTTAATTCAAACTCAACTCATACATTAGGAGCACAAAGTATAGCTGATAAAATGGGTTATGGTAATATGAAACCAACTGGAGTTAAATCTGGATTGGGAGTATCAACTGGATTAGCTGGGTTGGATAGAATTTTAAATAGAGATAATTCTCAGTTAATAAAAGCTTGGGATAAAAATAAAGGTCCTTGGAGACCAGGAATGAAACGATAAATTATGGCAGTTGAGTTAGGAAGAAGAATTGTTAAAGATACAGTAGCATTTTCAAATTATGCTATTGGTATTACTTTACCATTACAATTTGGTGAAAGTACTTTCGAGCAATCTTTTCAAACCAAAGACCAGATTAAATCAAATATTAAAAATCTTCTACTTACTAAAAGAGGGGAACGTATTTTACAACCTCAGTTTGGTAGTGGTTTACAATCATTATTGTTTGAACCCAATGTAGATGATTTAGAAGGTAGAATTGAAGATACTATAAATGATAGTTTAAAACAATGGTTACCATATGTTACAGCTGAAGAGATTGATATTGAATCAACTGATGAATTGAGAGATAACAACAAAATAAACGTTTCAATTAAATTTAGAATAGGAGATGATATTAATTTAGAAACTCTAACATTCACAGTACAGGGATAATACGATATGGCAATAACAAAAACATCAAAGAACTTTAAAAACAAAGGTAAAGATATAAAATATCTTAATAAGGATTTTAGTGCGTTTAGAGGTAATCTAATCGAGTTCGCTAAAACCTACTTCCCAAAAACATATTCTGATTTCAACGAATCATCACCTGGTATGATGTTTATTGAGATGGCATCTTATGTGGGTGATTCACTTTCATATTATGTAGATGATACATTAAAAGAATCTTTAATGGTTCATGCTGATGATATAGAAAATGTAATAGCACTTTCACAATACTTAGGATATAAACCAAAAGTATCAGCACCCGCAGTAACAACTCTTTCAGTTTATCAATTAGTACCATCTATTGGAAGTGGTGGTGAAAATACATTTGATTCAACATACTTCTTACGAATAAAGGAAGGTATGAGATGTGAATCTACAAACGGAGTACAATTTATCACACAAGATGTGGTAGATTTTTCAGATGAGCTTGATAGAGAAGTCACAATATATCAAAGAGATGGTGTAAGTGGGGAGGCTTCATTTTACTTAGTTAAAAAACAGGTACAAGCAATATCGGCAGAATTAAAAACTGAAGAAGTTTCATTTGGTGCGTTTAAGGAGTTCCAAAGTATTGAATTAAGTGATACTGATATTATAGATATCTATGATGTAAGAGATTCCGATTCAAATAAATTTTATGAAGTTCCTTATTTAGCACAAGAATTGGTATTTACTGATTATCCAAATACTGAAAACAATGATCCTGATTTATTTCAATTTAAATCAACAACTCCATATATTTTAAATACACTTAAAACATCTCGTAGATTTGTTAAGCAAGTGAATCCAAATAGTACAACAACTATTCAATTTGGTAGTGGAGACCCAACTGTTACTGAGGAAACAATTATTCCTTCATTTAAAAATGTAGGATTGGGGTTACCAAATTCAATTAGTAAATTAAATGAATCATTTGACCCAACTAATTTTTTAAAAACAAAAACATATGGAACATCTCCATCTAATACAACTATAACTGTGAAGTATTTAGTTGGTGGTGGTGTTGAATCAAATGTTAAAAAAGGTACAATTACACAAATCAATGGAGTTGAATACGAAGAAGATATTGATTTATTCACATCAGCACAATTAGGATTATATAATGCAGCTAAAAACTCAATAGCAATTGATAACGAAGTTCCTGCAACTGGTGGTAAGGGTGGTGATACTATTGAAGAAATTAGACAAAATGCATTAGCAAACTTTGGTTCTCAGAACAGAGCAGTAACATCAAAGGATTATCAAATAAGAGCTCTATCAATGCCAACCAAATTTGGGGCTATTGCAAAAGCATACGCTACTTCTGATGGTACACTGGATAATAATTCACCTTCTTCAATTTTAGCTTCACCACAAGTCCTTAGAGAGTTTACTGAGTTAGTTGGTGGGTTTATAAATAGAGAAGAAGGAGCGGGTGAAGTTGATAAACAACTTATTCAAGATGAAATCAAAAAATTCTTAGTTGGTAAAACTTCTAATGATAATGAAAAGAATAATCCATTCGCTATTAATCTTTATTTATTGGGATATGATTCAAATAAAAAATTATCAACTCTTAATAGAGCAATAAAAGAAAACTTAAAAACATATTTAACTGAATATAAAATCCTAACCGATGGTATAAACATCAATGATGGTTTTATAATCAATATAGGACTTGAGTTTGAAATAGTAACACTACGAAATTACAATAAGAGTGAAGTTCTATCTGAATGTATATCCGAATTAAAAGAATATTTCAATATAGATAGTTTTACATTTAATAACACAATTAACATTTCAGAATTAGAATTAATTATAGCAAACGTTGATGGAGTTAGTTCCGTTCCTACATTAAAGATTGTAAATAAGTGTGGAGGTCAATATGCACCAAACACATACAATATAGAAGCGGCAATAAAAGATAAGGTTTTATACCCATCTTTAGACCCATCGGTTTTCGAAGTTAAATTTCCAGATTCGGATATAAAAGGAAGAGCAAAATAATGGCATACTATTTTCTAACAGCATCAAAGGATGCATCGGTTTACCTACAACAACCTGACCAAAACGCTGGTTTAGATGAGGTATTAGAGGTAAGTAAGGTTTACTATGGTGGAGTTAAAGATGTATCAAGAGCACTTCTTAAATTTGAAACTAATGGGTTCTCATCATCACTATCTAATGGTAGTGTTGGTTTTGAAGAAGCTAAACTTATATTAAAAGAAGCTGAATCAGAAGAAGTACCATTACAATTTGATATTAACATATATCCAGTTTCTGAAAGTTGGGAAATGGGTAAGGGTACTAGATTTGATAATATAGAAACGGCAGGAGTAACTTGGAATTATAGAGAAGGTGATTCATCACTTAGATGGGTTAACAATGTAGTTGGAGGACTTCCGGTATTTGCTGCAAACACAACTGGTTCATTTGCTGGTAGAGGTGGGGTTTGGTATTCTAATCTAATTAGTTCTAAATCATTTACATATAAAACTGAAGATGTTGATACTGATATAACTACTATTTTCCAAAGTTGGTTAAGTGGTTCTATTAATAATGAGGGGTTGATTGTAAAGCATGAAAATTCATCCGAAGAAGATACAAACGATTATGGTATCTTAAAATTCTTTAGTAAAGAAACAAACACAATACATCAGCCAAAAGTTAGAATAGGTTGGAATGATGTATCATTTTCAACTGGTTCATTAACTGAACTAACATCGGAAGAAATAAAAGTTGGAATTAGAAACTTTAAAAAACATTACAAAGTAAACACAACACCTAAGTTGAGAGTATTTGGTAGAGATTTGTATCCTACAAAAACATTCTCATCTACGGCACAATATGGTATTAGTAAATTCTTACCAACAACATCATACTACCAAATATGTGATTATCATTCAGGAGATATAGTTGTTCCATTTAGTAATTACACAAAATTAAGTTGTGATACTGAGGGTAACTTCTTTAAACTGAATTTATCTAATTGGGAAGTTGATAGAGTATATAATATAGAATTTAAAATTACTATTGGTGGAGTTGATTATTTCTTTGATAACGATTACACATTTAGTTTAATTTCATAATAACGAATGAAGAATAGCGGATTAAAAAACGAATTACAAGTTGCTAAGATATTTGTTAGTGGTTCAGATGCTTTACCAGAAACGAATGATGATGGAGTCCGTTTATTTAAAGAATCTGATTTAACTGATGGTATTATTTCTGGTAAATTAACAAGACCTAAATATAATACTAAAGAATTAGAGAAATCGGTTGATACTACTATATTTGAACTTCTACCAAATAACGCACCAATTGGACCACCAATGGTTCTTCGTTCAATTTACGAAGATGCATTAAAAAGGTTAGATGAATTAAATGCTTTATTGGAAAGGTTAAACGTTGCAATCGGTGAGAGAGATTCAACAATAGCAGAATTACAAAGTATTATAGACCAAATTAGAATCGAATTAGAGAATGAACAATTAAAGGCAAATATAGCAGCAGAACAATCTCAAATTGCAAATGGACAAATTGGTGAAACAACTATTGATTTACAAAACGCAATACAAAATTCAATTAATGAGGCAATAGCAAGAGTATCGTTAACTGCTAGAGTTGATGCATTATTACAAGAAAATGAATCATTAAGAGAACAACTATTTGGTTTATCTGCTCAAACGGCAGAGGGGGCGAGTAGTGGTACAAGTAACAACTTTACTGCAACCCCAAATAACCCCGACGGAGATGCTGCGCAATTTGAAGCAAATATATGGGCTAAAACATCTTATAAAAACCCATTAGATATGGGTGTATCAATTGAGGTAAACAATGTTACTACTGACCTTACAATAGATTCAATATCATTTACGGTATCTGGTGGTGAAGGTTGGTTTAAAGTAAATTCAGGTCAAACATCAATTGCACCTGAAACTGGTGCAACCTATGAATGTGAATTCGTTGATAATGTTATTAATGGATTAAAACCTCGTAAAAAATCAGGTGCATTTGGTATTAAGTATTGGAGTGGTAGGGCAACAAACTACACATCTGATTCACTAAAAATTAGTGTAACATTCTCAGATGGTAGTACGGATGAAATAATATGGAGTACAAATTTAAGAAAAAATAGAGGTTAATAATGGCAATTAAAACATTTAAAGAAATAATAGATAATAAGGGTTATCGAATCTCTACTAAAGATAGAGGAATATTCGAAGAAGGAAACCTGCAATCATTTTTCGGATTCTCTGATTCTGATATGATTGAGTTTATTGTTTATGATGCTAATGATAATCAACTACCTCAAGGTGATGATGGTAGGTTAGTTAGATATGTACCACTTAGTTCAGAAAATATTAAAGATTACTTTTTAATTGCAGATGGTACTAAGCTTCAAGCTTTTCAATTTCCAAATGAGTATTTTATAGATGCTGAAAGATTAATTAAAGAAGCTGGATATAATAATGGTATATTCAAAACTGAAATAACCTTATTAAATAAAAGAGTTGGATACGATAACATAAATGAAAAATTATGGATACAAGAAATATCCCCATCTAGAAATGAAATACGATTATTACCTCTTATGAATGAGGTTTCTAAGAAAACCGATTTGTTAGCTAGGTACAATATAATGAAAGAAGGTTCTAATTTTAGAGATGATATTATCCCTTACGTTGGTAACTTTGTAGATATGATTAATCCGATGGAAGTTAGTGGATTTATTAAAAAAACTTATGGTAATAAATGGTACAATAACTTTGTAGCAGAATTTGGTGTAAGTGGATTTGAAAGTATGGTTACTAAAATATTTAACGATTTTAGAAAATCAGTTTATAATGAATTTGCAAATAGAGTATCATCAATTGGTGATGTAAACTATGGTAAAGAAAAACCAACTAAGCCATCTTTAAGATTTTCAAAAGAAGATGTATATAAAGTATCACAAAGAATACTTATAGAATGTGTTGATAAATACTTACCAAAAAGAGTAATGCAAGCTAAAACAGAAGTTGATAATGTATTTGAAGCTAGTATAGATAAAATAAGTGAAGTTATCCAATCAAGAATATCAGATACTGTTATAGAAGCTAACGTTCCAATAATTGAAGTAACCAAAGATAAAGATACTGATGATATTGATGATGATACTTTAGATAAAGAAATAAAATTGGATGATAAAATTAAAAAAGAAGTACCAAAGGAACTTCCTATTCCTGATTTTAAGAAACCAAATCCAAGAAAAAGTAAATCTAAAAATGATTTCAAACGAATGTTTGGGTTTGATGAAAAAATGAGACCTGATTTTCCAAAATTTACTGATGAACTAAGACAAATTAATAGATAATGGCTATTAAAATAAAACAATACGATGAAAATAGTGGTGGAGGTACTGGTGGTTCCGGTGGTTCTGGTGTAGGTACTGGTGGCGGTACTGGTGGTTCTGGTGGAGGTACTGGTGGTGGAGGATTGGATAACACAAATGTGAACACTTATCTATTCACACTTACAGCCAACATAGAAGGGTTTACTACAACTATAAATGGTGATGTTCAAGCAACACCACAAAGCGTAAGAATTACAAAGGATAGTTTAATAAACAAACCTAAAAAAATTGAAATAACTAAAAAAGGTTATACAGCAGAAGAATGTTATATAATCAGTATGATTGATGATGATGTTCCAATTATAAATAATGGTTCAAACAAATTAGGTTTAAATCAGAAAGTAGTTCAATTACAAAAATATAATGGAGATGTTATGGTTGGTCCTCCATTACCTTTATTGGGTGGAGCTGGAACTTTAATATTCACATTAAATCAAGCAATTATATCCGATGAACCTACAATAGAAAAAATAAAGTTTAATATTAGTGGAGATGGTGCAGTTGCACCTGTGAGTATAATAAAGAATGGTTCTACTAAATTAGAATTTTTTCCATCAATAGGGTTAACTACTTATAGAGATGTAAGTGGTACTGTGTATAAGATAAAATCTGCAGACCCATTATTATATAGAATAACCAATATGGTTATATCTAAGTTGGGAAATATTGTTGATGAATTTAATGCCGAGCCGAATGAAAGTTTAGAATCAACAATAACTTTAACCACTACATTCGAAGTATCTATTACTACTGAAAGTGTAAAAGAACCAATTACTAATTTAAATCCAATTATTTCTTTAGTAAATGATGACCCAAGGAAATATAATATAAATGAAAAGACAGGTGTACCATTACTTATAAGAAAGAACAAAGATGTACAAGCCATAACAATTATAATTGGTGATGATATTATGGAGTTTGATGAGTTAGATGATGCTAGTATAATCGGTTTAACGATACCTGAAAATGTATTTAAAAAGATAGGACAATATAAAATAAAATTATTTCCATTCTCATTTGAAGATTATGAAAACTCAATTGTAGAAGATGAAGAAGTAGTTAATAATGTAGTTGAGGATGAAGAGGTTACTATAATACCACAAAAACTACCCAAGCCAATTGTAGAAGAGGAGATAGTTATTCCAGACGAATTGCCTGAAGATATATATAATCCTTATAATCCGATTACCATTAATAATGGTAATAGTGGACAGGGGCAATTTACGCAAGATGGATTGAATACACAAATTACTGAAAGTGATATTAATGGTGGGTCTGTTAGTGACAAACCTATTACTAACACCGTATATAGATAATGGCTAAAAAAAGAAACATATCAAAGGAATTTAAAAAATTAGGTAAAACGCCTAATTTACAACCGATTGCGCCAAAATCAAATAAGCCTATTACTAAACCAGTTAATAAAGTAAACTTTCCAAATAACCCAACTAACAAATTAGGATTAAAAACCAATACACGTTTAATGCCTGAAGAGAAGATTATTAGTAGAATTGAGGATAAGTTAGATATTGTAAGTAAATTAGATGAAGGTATACTTGATAGTGAAACAACTAATATATTCGATAGAGTTATTGATTTAACTATAAATGTTGTTGATGAGGTTTCTGTTAAGGTTCCTGATATAAGAAGTATAACATATCCTAAATTAGTTAAAGGAGCAGATTTCATTGGATACGATGTAGATTTCAAAATATCCTTTAATTCAATACATGCAACCTATATAAAAGTATTCATAGGTAACTCAACTGATTTTATCAGAGTATCTCCAAATGATAGTAGAGAGAGTATTAGCGGATTATCCAAAAATATAAAGAAAAGGAAATTAAAAAATCAAAAACAAATAAGAAATCTTTCCGTAGTAACTTTAAACGTAAAAGATTTAATTGAAAGATATAACGTTGAAGTATTTGATGAAGGTGATAAAGTAAAAATCCCAATAATATTAATACCTGTAAATGAAGAAGGTAGAGAGGTAGTTGAAGGAAAGAAAGAAATAGTACCTATTGTATTTGATAAAGGTGATTTCAATATACCAAGACAAGTTGCAATCAATAGATTAGCAGAAGGATTTATTTCTCAGTTTTCAAATTGTGAGTTTGATGAATCAAATTACTTAACAAACTTATTACATTTAGGTGATGGTAACAACCAAGTAATTACAACTTGGGTAGGTAGTGAGGATAGTTTAATATTAAAACTATATGAACCACTACCAGCTAATATTACAACTAATCAAAAAGTTTGGATTACTAAGATACAATCTAAGCCTATAATTGATACTATAAACTTAGTAGGTGATGGAGACCTTTCATGTCCTCCGTTACAAGGACCTAACTTTTCATTAGAGGTTGATACCGGATTAGGATATCAAGTGTATGATGATTTATTAGCTAGTGGTTCGGTAACAAATACATCTTTAATTCAGAAATATATTACAAACACTGGTATTGATACTGAAAAGTTAAACATACAATACGAAATAGGTTCAGATTTTAATTTCGATAATTTTGTACACTTTGGTTCAGCTGAAGAAAGGATTAAAAACTTTTGGTATAAAATAGAATTATTAGAATCATACCAAGCAAAATATATTCAGTTAACAACAACTGAAATTGAATTAGGATTTGTATTAGCTGAAGGTAGTGGTCAAGATGGATATGTTATTATTGATGAATCTGGTGATAACTTACAATTAGATGGTTCAACGGAATCGGCAGTAACTGCAGTTGAATCAGTTAAACAATTAGATAATATAAATAAGTTAATTGGTTCTTTTGATGGATTTGAAAATTATCTATACACATCAACATCTGATATAGGATATCCAAAATACGGAGCAAGTATTAGACCTTCAACTAATTCATTATCAATAGCATGGTACAATTCGGCTGTAACAGATGCATCTTTATTTGATAAAAACAATGTAGATTACCTTAACAATAATCTCCCAGAATTTATTAAAGAAGATTATCAGAATGAGGACTTTATGTTGTTTATGGATATGTTAGGACATCACTTTGATGTTATATGGGTTTACATAAACGGATTAAACAATCTAAGAAAGCCAGAACATAAATCTGATTTAGGATTCTCAAATGATTTAGTTTATTCGTTATTAGAATCATTAGGTTGGGAAGGTAAGAAAGCTTACGATTCTCAAAACCTATGGGAATATGCATTAGGGCAATATAAAGATGGTACACAAAAGTATGGTAGAAGTCTAAAAGATGCAAACGAAGAAATTTGGAGAAGAGTTATAAACAACTTACCTTATTTACTAAAACATAAAGGTACTTCTCGTTCATTAAAAGCAGTAATGGCTTGTTATGGTGTTCCACAATCACTCCTTACAATTATGGAGTTTGGTGGACCTACTGACCCAACTGATGGGGGAACACAACCATTTACTTTTGAAGATAGAACATCGGCATTAATATTTTCTGGTTCACAAGATATTACTTTACCTTGGAAAGAAAGTACATTAAACGCTGGTGGTGATTCTATCGAAACCATAGAAATGAATCTAAGATTGGATTCAGCTGAAAATAAAACTTTATTTCATGGTATCTCATCTGGTAGTAAGTACTTTGAGTTAGAAGCTATACAAACAACAGGTTCATTTGGTAAAATTAAGTTCTCAGTTTCATCTAGTAGTGATATACATTCTTTAGAAACATCAGAAAGAAAGTTATTTGATTCCAAATATAAAACAATAGCAGTTACTCAAACTACAAATGCTGGTACATCAAATGTAAATCTTTATTTAAAAGAATCATTAGATGATAGATTAATTATAAATGATAAAATATCGTTAACAATAAATCAATCTATATTATGGGATTCCTCTGATAATTTATTAATTGCAAGTTCATCAAATGTAACTTTAGATGAGTTTAGAGTTTGGAAAGATGCATTAGATGATAACATAATTACAAGTCATACAAAACAACCTGATTCAATAGTTGGTAACCATTATACAGCATCTTCGGAGCATTTATTAGTTAGATATGATTTTGAATATCCTCAAAATAGATTTCAATCATCATCTTTAAAAAATGTTGCTATTAGTAGTGAATATGGAGAACCAACCGCATCATTGAATAACTTCTCAAATCAAACTACATATCCTTATAATCATGAAGTATATGAGAGAAGTGTAACGGCACAAGTTCCATCATTAGGATTTAACCAAGCAGATAAAATTAGATTTGAATCACAAACATTGGTTAGTGATTTATCTTATAAAGTAAGAGCTACTAAAAAATCATTAGATAGAGCACCAGTTGATTCATCTCGATTAGGATTATTCTTCTCACCAATTAAAGAGTTGAATATGGATATAATTAAATCACTTGGTAATTTCAATATAGATAATTATATTGGAGCACCTGCTGATGATTATAAAGATGAATACACAGAATTAAAAGATGTAAGAGATTATTATTTTAAACGATTAAATAGAGATATCTATGAATACATTAGATTAATTAGATATATTGATAAATCTTTATTTGATGTGTTGCAAGATTTAGTTCCTGCTAGAGCAAAAGTTTCTAAAGGTTTATTAATTGAACCACATTATTTAGAAAGAAGTAAAACTAAATGGAAAAAGGCAACATCTGATATACAACATGGTAATACAATAGGTGATTATAAATCTAATGTAATTGTAGCTTCAATAGAAGAAAAGAAAGATATATATTTAGAATCAACTTATACTAAGATTGAGGCAAATGTAGATGGTGAATCCGATACTAAATTATCACATCAGTATGATAATTATGATGCAAACTTAGATGGAGATTCTGATATAAACTTAGTATCAACAAACCCTCAGTATAATTCAACAATTGATATAGATGATAATACAAAGTTGGCTGGTAATTACCCAACCTATATTAGTGATATAGTTGTACCTAATGGTTCTAACGTAGATGCATTCGTTATTGAAAATACATTCCAACAAATTGGTATGGATGCTAATTCATTATCAAACGCTGGATTTGGATTATACGCACCAACATCAGCAACATCATCAATTAATACGATTGATATAAAAGGAAATCTAACTTCATCTAGAAATTTAGTATTTAAAACTAAAGAAGAGTACATAGAAAGAATTAGTGTTCAAACAAAAGGATATCCTGCAACCTCAAACAACGAACAAGTTGAATATGAATTGCAAGATGTAACAAAGTATAGAAATAAAGTTACTATACTTCCTGTTGGTTCAACACCACCATCGGTTGGGAATGAGATAACTGAGGTTATTCCATTGAATGGATATTTCCCAACTCATTATAGATACAAAAATAATTTATCGCAAGGATTAAAGAATTCGTTCTTTGAAGGTTCAAAACAAACTTCAACAACAACTCCAGATGGATTAGGACCGGTAGAAACATTTACTACTAATCCAAACATTTTAAGAGTTGCTGACACTGGAAGAGGTAGTGGAGAACCAATCTTACAAGCAGATTAATTAAATTTTAAAATAGTTATATTTATTAGTACATAATAAACAAAAGGGCACATTAAATAAATTATGGGATATTTAGACAACACATCAATAACAGTCGATGCGATTCTTACCAAAAAAGGTAGACAGAAGTTAGCATCGGGTCAATCTTTATCCATTTCCAAATTCGCATTAGGGGATGATGAAATTGATTACACATTGTACGAACCAGCGCACCCAAAAGGGTCAGCGTATTATGATTCTGCAATAAAGGCAATTCCAATCATGGAAGCAAGTCCTGACGAAACACAAGTATTAAGATACAAGTTAGTTACATTACCAAAAGGTACAACTCAAATTCCAGTAGTAGCATTGGGTATTTCAGCAGTTGGAGTTTTTCAAGATGAAGGGCAAGTTGCTCTTTCACCTACAACTTCACCGCAAGGAAACACAAATGCTGGATACACTGTTGTATTAGCAGACCAAAGAGCAGGTACATTATCAGTAACACAAGGAGCATCGGCAGCTGGTTCAGTTCCGGTATTCTTAGGAGAGGAAATCACAACTACGGCACAAGTTGTTAGTGGTTTAGGATTTACATTCACTCCTAATCCGGCGTTAACATCTAATGTTTCTTCTACAATAACTGTCTATGGTAACGAAACTGGAGGTTCACAAACCATTCCTGTAACTATAACATATAGAGCATAAAAAGAAATAAAACATGGCATTAATAAACGACCCAAATATAACCTCTCAACTGCAAGATTTAGCAAGTGGAGGACAAATCGACAGTAACGATGTAATCGCCCTTTTAAATTCAGCATTACCTTCAGGACAACAACTACAATCTGGTGCTGGGGTAACTACTGGAATCTATAAAAGATTCGGTGAGTTCGATAAAGTAAACGCTAAAGTAGAAGTAATCACAACTGGTTTATGGACTGGTGATACTGGTTCTTTAACTGCAGCTTACACTTCATCAACTCAAGTAGCAGCTGCTAGTGGAGATTACTACTATAACGTATATAACGCTGACCCTGCTACCGATACTACTGCTGAAGTACAATTCGGTGTAGCATACGGACACGTTGATGGAAGTGGTTCAGTATCATTAGCAAATTCAGATGATGCACTACTTGCTTCTAAAGCAAATTATGCACAATATAAATCAGTTATTTTAGACCCAACCGATTCTAAATTCTCTTTTGAGAATGGAGCTGGAACTAAAGTAGATTCAAATGATATTTACGCTATAAACATTAATAGAGCTAGATATAGAGAAAAAATGGATCCAGGTAACTGGTCATTAACTCTTACTGGTACTGGAGGTACACATACTTTCATTGATGATAGTGGTAAGAAATTTGGAGATACATTAGGAAAAGCTGGTAGGGTATTTAAAGTAGTAAGTGGTTCACTTAACTTAGGTACTGAAAACGCATCAACTATAAACTCAACGGTTTCTTCTGGAGATGTAGGGTTTGGATTATTTTATCCTGATAGAGGAATTATACTTCTTTCACCAGCAGCATTAGAAGATGCAGTTGGAAATATAAATGTAAATGGAGCATCGGTTTCAATAGCCGGTTCAGCATCTACATCAGTTGAGCAAGAAAATCACAAAATCTTAGTTAACGCAATTAACGTAGGTGGTGATTTCCAAGCTAGAAGAACTGAAAATGTATCAACACAACATTTCTTTGTAAGAGCAACAAATAGAGAGTTTAATTACTCTAACAACCCAACGTATGTTAATGCTCTTGGGAAATTTGTTGAAACAACATTTGAAACTGACCCACAAACATTTATTACAACAATAGGTTTATTAAATGATGCAAATGAAATGATTGCAGTGGCTAAAACATCACAACCAATTGTGAAATCATTTGATAAAGAAGTCTTAATAAAGGTTAAACTTTCATTCTAACTATTAAAATAGTATGGCAACAATAAAACTAAGAGACTATCTCGCATCTCTAAGTTCTAAAGGAAGTACGGCATTAAATGATAAAATTACAATATTAGATTCTGCCGATGGGAGTAAAATTAAAACAGTATTAAAATCTGATTTAGTTGACTTAACATTCCTTGCTGCAGAACTAAGAGATGATTTAAAAGATGACTTTCTGAATACATTCGGAGATGATGTCATTTCGGGTTCTATACAAATAGACCACGATGGTACTACTAATTTTGTTGCTAACGAACATATAGACCACACAGGTGTAACAATTACTGCTGGTACTGGTTTGACTGGTGGTGGTGATATTTCAACTAATAGAACAATCAATGTAGTATCTGCTAATAATGGTATTATTGCTAACGCTGATAATATTGAATTAGATAATACTTCATCAGTATTTACAACTGGTGTAACTACTCATATAACATCAGCTGATTTAGATATGGCTGGTAACAAAGTTTTATTTGCTAATGTTTATGCAACTGAAGGAGATTTACCATCAGCAGCAACATATCATGGTATGTTTGCTCACGTTCATGCAACTGGTAAAGGGTATTACGCACATGGTGGGGCTTGGATTAAACTATTAGATGAATCATTTTCAGCTTCATTAGATAATTCATATGCTAGTGATTCTCAATTAACCGCAGTATCATCTGCATTTGATTCTACAATTAATGCATTGGATGGTACATATGCTAGTGATTCTCAATTAACCGCAGTATCTTCCGCATTTGATTCTACAATT